CTCGTGGACCTACACGACAATTGTGGGCCAAGATTTGTGCAACATGCATTTTCAGAGATGTCAGACCCGCTATCGTCAACCCCGAAGAAGTTGGTAACTCTGTGCAAGCAACGTCCATTGGCTGGGTGTCACTGGGTTACATTGTTGGCACGCATGCACCCGAAGAACATCATGAGAGTGAGCCAAGTACACAAGGCAGGGTTCTTTGCTATCACGTCAGTCGAGCAGGGGCTGTCCAAGCAAGCAGATCGTGTCACCAGGAAATTTGACACTGACAGAACCTACATCCAGCGCCTGGTTGCATTCAGCTCTATGACTGTTGCCGAAGAGTATTGCAAAAAGCACCAAAAGCGCGCACTACCACCGTTGCGTGATAAGGACGGGAACCACACTAGTAGGGGTGACATGTTAGAGACGGAATTTTCGACATTGGGATACACTAAATTCTGGCAAAAGTATAAGCACCCAGTTTTGTGGAATGGGGTTTTCCCCTGGGCAATAGAGAACTTTGAGTTCGACACACCCATGTCCGATTCTATTAGAGATAAAAGAATGCACTTGCCGAAAGTGAATTTCTCCGGAATATCCAAAGAGGATGAAATCCATCACTTCTTAACAGAACGCAATGACAATAAGTCAGTTGACTTCAGGAATCTGCTGGAGGACTTGTCTGACAGAGGTGGGGAGCAACAGCTTGATGAGTTCGAGTATCATGTAGACTGGCATGATTTTGGCCCGAGAACAAGGGAACTAATTGAGTCACACACGGGATTTTATGCAGAGGGAAATCCGAAAGAAAAGGAAATGAAGGTGGAGGCTAGGTTCTTTGTTACTGGCCAATTCATCCTCAAGAAAGAAGTTAGCCAACTGAACGAGGCCTGCAAATTGTTCCTAAAGTACTGCCCTGGGTCAATAATGTCCTTGAGTGATGAACAACGTCGGGTGAGGCTAGAACTAATAGGTCGATCTACTTCCCCATTGTTCTTAGACAAGCGGGTAAAAGGACTCATTGACATATCAGGCCACAATCAGAGCTTCACACCAGAAATTAGCACGCCGTTTTTCGAACTGATTGGAGCTGTTCTTGGGACCCCTGAGATTGCTCATGCTCCAACCCTTTTCAACAGGTTGTTCTTTCATTACGCTCATCCCTTCCACGACATGCACTATTCTCATGTCGGACAACTTGGGGGAATAGAAGGGTGGTTCGGTTATGCCTGGGGGGCTCACTCTGCTATGACCACCGAGTTGATGATGTTCGATCGAGGAATGAAAGGTAGCTCAGCATCATATGGCGACGATGTGGTCATCGACATACAGGACAGTCAAGCCATTAGCTATAGTTATCTGGAAAA